TCTGTAAGGAAGGGAGGCACGTATGGCTTGGCGCGCAATGAATTCACTCATCGTGCTACGGGACCAAGCGAACGCGCTAGCGCCGTACCGCAGTAAGGCATCAGATGGATTGGTAGGTGACGAAGATCACCAGGGCACAAGCTCCGACCACAACCCGCATTATGTGCCCGGTGTCGGTAACGAGATTGTCACCGCTCTAGATCTGACACATGATCCGGCGCACGGATTTGATTCGTATCTGTTCGCGGAAACTCTGCGAAAGCATCGGGACAAGCGAATCAAATACGTGATTTCCAATCACCGGATATTCTCCTCGTACGTAAACGGGAGTAGACCGGCATGGGCGTGGGGACCGTACTCAGGTTCGGACCCTCATACCAATCACGTTCACATCAGCGTGTTGGACGAAGCAATTAGCGACACCACAACACCGTGGAATTTGGAGGGGTTCAAAGGTATGGAACAGACTGACTTGCTCAAGCCGAGCGTGCCCGGTGCGCCGAACCGCACCCTAGGCCAGGCTTGGAGCGACCTATCGGCTCTGCGTGACTGGCTGATCAGTGTGGCCGGCACGGGAAGTGTCAGCATCCCGTCAAACACGCGCATCGGCGAAATGGCTGCGGTTCCGGAGCAAATCAAGATGCTCAGCGCGAAGCTTGACCTCTTGATGACGAAGGAACAGGCAGACATGATCATTACGAAGCTGGGGGAACTGATTACCGCAATCGGAACGATCCCGCCGGGTAATGGTCTGACGGAGGATCAGACAGTCGATGCGGTCAAGCGTGCACTTCGTGAGGGAACGGCGGAACAGGAATGACTTCCAAGACTCTGGCGTACGTGCTCGGCGTGATGGCGGTACTTCAGTTTCTCGCCGCGAGCACCGACCTCACTAACATCACGTCGCCGAATGTGGCGGTGTGGCTTCAGCTCATCGTGGGCGCCGCTCAGGCGTTCTTGGCGGTGGTTGTGGGTCGGGTAGCGATGACATCTGCCGACCCCCAGCACCCGGACAATCTGACGGGTAACCAGTTGTTGCGACTGGCTGACAAGGCTGAGCGCAGGGAAAACGCCGTCTGATGTGACGTACGTCACACAACTTGACAACAATTAATTCACTGCGTAGTGTTCTCGGTGTAAGGCCAACTGAACAGCCGAACACCGAGAACGCATTCCCTACGGGGCATGTAGGTAGAGCAAGGAAGCTCACAGCGAGCGTAAACCCTAAGCGCGCAAGCTGCTCGAAAGCCTACATCGGCGCGAACCGTGATCCAGGCCGGCTGAACATCGAATAAACAGAGAATTTTCTCAGACGATGTGCTGGGTTGCCCGTTGACTTGTCCGGGCGCGACTTGTCCCCACCTGACTTGATGTCCATCGAAAGAGTGAATTTGATGTCAATTAGATTTTTAGCCGATTCAAAAACATGGAGACCGGCTAGGTAACTCGGACAGCGGACCCGCTGTTGCGGATGTGCGGCGGTCAAGACAAGGCGTGGACTTGCAATCGCCTGAGACGCGCACACCTAGCCGGTTTCAGTAATTAGATATTGAAGTGAGTGACCACGCTGCAAAACCGAGTCCAACGCGGTCAATGTGGGTGGTGGTTCTGCGGGTGGGGATCTGTTAACCACCGCCTAGGAAACGTGGTCACTCTCTTGAGTATCTAATTACTCACCTGTTAATGTAAATTATGCGACCGTTGTTAGGTACCCGCTACACCGGTGATGAAGGAATATCCCGGGGCGGAGAAAGCAGCATAGAGGTTCTCTGCGGAGTGCCGGCAGTAGCGTGGATTACGTGGCCGGCAACATGGGGAGTTAGCTTATGGAGTAAAGCTCCGGGCTGTCCCGGCGTAGAAGGTTCAATTCCTTCACTCCCCTCTTGAAACCTCCGGGTGAGGGATTCCCGTGGGGGAACTCCCCGGAGGCTGTGAACCCCCACGGAGGAGGTGCTTTCACGGCATGCCTTTCTTAGTTGTGCTGCACTGCGCGACGGGCGGCAATGAAAGGGTCCAACCTTCTCCGTGGGCCTTCCAAATTCTTCCGGATACCGGCCGTATCCGGCGGTGCAGTCAGGACCGCAACCTGACTGAGTGATCTGGTGTAGAGGTAGCACACGGGAAGTGACGGCACGTTGTGTGTCGGTAGCGGACCGAGGGTCGGAGTCCGGCACTCCGAGATCACGCGACTGATCCTAGGTAAGTTAGCTCGGGTAGAAGTACGGAGTGGGTCTTCTAGAGATGACCATACCCCCGGGTTTTGCTGCTGTCTGACGAGATAGTTATTAGGTTGGTGGGGGAGCGGGAGTATCCTAGGCCCGCAGAGAACCGCGACCGACCATCTATAAAGGGGCACTCGCCCGGGAAAAGTGGAACCACGGTCAATCGGTTATACCGGCCCGCCACAGTCCGGCAGATCTGAGAACGACAGACCGAGTGTCAATGTTTCACCTCCCTTCGAAATGGGTAGGAGCATATCGCCTACACATGGAGAAGGGAGGTGAAACATGTTCGCAGTTATCGCATTCCTATGCTTCCTCCTAGGAGCTATCGGCGCTCACCTTGGCGTCAATCTGCTGTACCTAGGACTGATGTTCTTGGCAATTCACTTCATCATTCCTTGGCGACCGTGGGGCAATTACGTTCGCCGCGAGTAGGCACTAACGTCTTTCGAGAGGGACGGACACCATGGCAATGAAGCGCATCAAGTGCCGAACTCACGGCGGTTTCTTCACCGTAGAGGCTCGGCGTGGACGACCCCCGGTCAAGTGCACGGAGGACAACAAATGCAACGCACAGACAATCGACAAGGCGCCGAGTACCAAGGCGCGCACCGGGCAGCAGGCCCTAGCCGACAGTCCGACGCACCGCGTGGAGGGACAGTCCAAGACGCGTACCTCGGTTGTTACGGATGCGCCTTCCAGTGCTTCCGAGACATCCCCGCAAGGTGCAAGTTGGGTCGCCAGTAAGGCGGCAACTACCAAGGAAATTAACCGCCTTTTCCGGCAGGTCATCGAACTTGGGTGGGACGCGACGCGAGCTTGGATCGATGACAACCACGCGGAGATCACCGCCACTCGCGGTGAGGAAATGCTTTACATCGTGGTGACCAAGGGAGCGGTGCTCTCGCAAACCTATTCGCTCTGGCACTTCGACAAGCCGAGCCTGAACGGAAAGCCGGCGCACAACCTCCCCTTTGATCCGGATGAGATCGGGGATGGCGAGCTTGCGCGCTTCCTGGTGGGCATGAAGGTGACTTGGTATAACCGCCTGAGCGGCAAGGAAGAGAGCGGCTACTGCGGTCGGGAAAACATCCGCATTGAGCACGGCTACGACGCTCGCGGCGATGAGATCCCCGGACAGCGAGTCATCAAGTTCATTGATGCCGATCGGCGGAACTTCCGCGCGTTCTACCTTGACGCTCTGCTGAAGGTGGGCAAGTAGTGGACACCAGCGGATTCAAGGCATACACCGCTTGGCGGGACCGCTACGCACCACCGGTCATCCGGATTCGCGGTAGCTTCATTGCCGCAGCCGACCAAGTGACACGCTACGGCCGGCAGTTGGGCGCGATGGATTGGCAAATTCGATACGGCGCAGCCGGCGGGGATGATCCCCACACCGCACTTGTGCAGGTTGGCTATTTCACTGTGTGGGATGCCTTCCAGCGTTTTATGGATCAATTCGAAGGTAGCAACCGTGAGGTACTTACGCGTACTTTCTGGCAGGCATACCACTCCTAGGAAGGACAAGCAAGTGAGCTTCCGCACGATCATAGCAAGTGGACTGCTGGTGATCGGCACGTATGCAGCCAACTACGCACTTGATGGCTGTGAAGCTACGCGCGACAATCCACCGAGCATCGTAGTCAACTACACCGCCGGTGACGGTATCTGGATCGTTGGTGAGGACATCGCACCCGGCGTGTGGAGCACCAACAGCTATTGGCGGGACCTGCCCAACTGCATCTGGTTTGTCTCGCCGGCCACCGATCCGCAGCCGAGTGCGTCACCATCCACCGGGCCGACATGGACGCAATACCGCGACACTTCCCAAGGTGCGGTGACCTTCCGTCTGCACACCGGAGAAGGACTCACAATCTCCGGATGCCAAGGCGCTATGGCTTGGACTGGCGACTAATGGATTTGCCGCCCTAAGCGGCTACGGGACGGTAGCTCAGTTGGTAGAGCAGCGCACGACCCGCAGTAAGACAACGTCTGTATGCGGGTACGGCGTAAGTCGGGGGTTCGATTCCCTCCCGTCCCACCAAGGGGAGTTAGCTCAGAGGGAGAGCTGTGTGCTTGAGTGCATGCGAAGGGCCGGGCTAGCTACCCGGGGCGGAGGTTCGACCCCTCCACTCCCCACTAGCCCCGTGGCCACGGGGCTAGGAATCGGTGAATGAATAATCCATTAACACTTTCGATGGTGGCCAGCACGCATCGATCGCGTTGGATGGTGCCAATAGGCGGTAAGACGATGCTGACAATGGCTAAGCTAGTGCTTATCAGGTGGTTCGACTCCACCCACCGATGCAAGTATGGTAAAATATAATTGAGGAGAGGGGCAGCGATGAAGCGGATGATTCAGCGAGTGGCGTTCGTGGTGCTCGGCGTGGTGCTTTTCAACGTCGGCTTCAACATCACTGGCAGCATGGCCATTACGCCGAACAGTCCCGCCCCGGTGGTCTACACCGTGGTTGGCGCGTAGATGATCAGAGTCGATAAGAGGGGACGCCGGATCGAAATTAGATCTGACAGTCCCCTCCCTGGTATGCGGACAGCTATCCCCGGTGCCTACGAGTCAGCTAGCGGAGCGTGGACTGTTCCGCTGAGTATGGAGTCATGCAAGCTGCTTCGGCAAAAGTACGGCCGGCAATTGAAGGTTGGTACCGAGCTTCAGCGTTGGGCGCGTGGCGTACGCGACAACCGCAAGCAAATGGCCGAGCTTGCCGCCTCTTCAGATGCCGAGCTTCACGTATTACCCAAGGTGGCACCCAAGCTCGCTAAGGCGATGGAGAAGCGCAAATATCAACGGGTGGGGGCGCGGTACGTAGCTGACAATTCCGCGACGCTGGTAGCCGATGACCCGGGGTTAGGCAAGACCTTGATTGCCCTTGGCGGAATTCTTGAGGCGGAAGTGCCTGGCCCGTACTTGGTGATCGCTCCTAAGATCGCTGCCCGGTCGGTGTGGGCGCGAGAAATCCAATGGAGGTTGCCGAGAGAACACCGAGCCATCACCATGCCGGAAGCGCGGCTAGCCCGTGAGCGCAAGCTGAGGCTAACCAATTTTCACGAAACAACGTGGCTCATCGTGCACCCTGAGATGATGCTGTGCCAAACGTGGTACGTGTGCCAGCATGCCGATAAGACCACAGGCAAGGTGTGCGGTAAGCGCTCGAAGTTCCGGGGCCGGCAACGTCGCGCACTCGATTGCGGTCACATCAAAGACCGCAAGACCAAGCGGATAGACG